AAGCTCGCGTTCAAGGCGAGCGTAGAGCAAGCCGATAGCCTCATTTACGCCTTTGCCACCTGCGAGCTTGCCATTGCTCATGAGCGTAGCAACCTCAGTGTCGAGTGACACAGCGTGTTCCTTGACCTTAGTATGGTCAGCGTGACCATTGGCAGGCGTTTCCTTGTTACGCTTGCCAGACTTAGGCGAGCACAACCTACGCACGTCAACGGTAGCCATTGTGTCGGTGATGTTAGCCTTAATGCCTTCAATGCGAGCAAGCTTGCTGGCGTCGAATAACACGGGCTCATCCTTCTCAAGCTTGCGTTGTTCATCGCTAAGCTTGTCGCTTGGATATGAGACGTAGCAAGTGTAGGCGTCTGCGTTCTCAACATCCTTCACGTACTTAGCCTTCTCAACCTTGACCGTGCGACCAAGCGAGCGAAGCGCAACGATGCCGCGATAGGTATCAAGTGCGCGTCCCATCGTGGTATTGATTTGCTTTAGGCGAGCTTGCATCAAGGCAAACTGTTTGTCTTGAGTAGCGGTACGCTGTTCGCCATCAGCCTTAAGCTCATCATACTCAAGGAAGAAGGCGTCACCCGTAGGCGTTGCCTTCCATGCATCAAGCAGCACTGTGCGCGTCTTAGCCTCAGGCATTGCGAGCCGCTTGAGTATGTCCGCAAACTCAGACGAATGCTTGTCAGCAAGCATCAGCTTGCCAGTGTCGCTTTCAATCTTAAGCGTAGCGTTGCGGAGAATGTCAGCACCGAATGCGGTGTGATTAGAGGTAGCCATTTTGTTTAGTCCTTATGTTGCGTTGTGATCTACGCCTACGAATGCAGACGTAGTTAGTCCTTGTCTATCTGACCCTCTAACCCGGAACACGCGCGGGCAAGGCATCAGGTTTGGCATGTCACACGCCACACAAGGCGCGGGGTTTTCGAGGCCCCAATCCGGGTTTGTCCTATATGGACCCAGACCACACCAAACACATAAACAACAACCAACAACATAATACACGATACAACAGTACATGCAAACGCTATTTCACCTTGTGGATAACGGGCACACAGATATCCACTGTATACATCCTGCCCACTCCTGCCCAACACACTATGCAGTGGCTGGTGTGGTGTGAGCTATACTAGATATAGTGTGCACAGGGTGCGACATTGCGCCGCGCCTCACACCACCTGTAGTGTGTGTGTCCAACATAGTACTACTACATCTAGCGGTGTGTGAGCTATGCACTACACGCATGCTATGCGCTAGACGCAGGCTGCATGTGTATGATGCATAGCAGCTATGCTCCCCGCGCACTTCCCAAATAGCTTGCACGTGGCGGACGGGTGGGTGGGCACGGGGCGTCGTGACCCACTGCATGTATCAGCTAAATGTGCCGCTGTAAAGCACTCCCCCCATGCACATACAACGTCGCCATATATACATAAGTACCTAGTATGTATAAATAAAAATGCACTCACACTACGTCGCCCTGTGTATGAGCTAGTAGTATGAGTGCTAAGTAGTATCAACGCAACATCTACTATATATCACATATAGCACACAAATGCAAGTCGTCGCTCTTGCTACGTCGTCGCTTGTGTGTATACACTTACAACTGTGTGAAGCCACGGCTAGGGCAGCGCAAGGCTCCGGCCCTTCGGGCCGGGATGTATACGGTGTATATCTATGTATAGGTTGTGTAAGTCGTTGCGTCTATTGACATTTATATGTATGCGTGCTATGGCCGATGATGGGACTGTGTAAGTTCCACCTCATCTTGCACAATCAGGAGTGAACACCATGCCATCATGGGCTGGCGGTTGGGATAATCAGTTCGGACAGGCGTATGCACCTATTCAACAAGCAACAGCAACGATGCGTAGCATTGCTCGTCTCACTGCATCAGTAGGTGGTCAGTATGTCGGTGAGATTGGACGTGCGCTCTGCAACGGTGTAGGTGCCAACGCTGATCTGAGCATCAAGCAGGTTGCAGCCGTACAAGCTGATGGCATGAACCAAGGTGGTCAGCGTCCTATTGCGACGTATGTAGTTGTACCACTGCACGCTACTACTATCACTGAGAAGGAAGCATTCCAGTCGCAGATGACACCTACGTGGGCACCGCTTGTTTATCCTGTTGACAAGAGCGGCAACGGTGGTGGTAGCATGGTTGGTACTATCAACAAATAGGGATACATAGTATGCCTACACCTGATGAGATGGAGCAGAGCGGTGCTATGCCTGCTGGTATCAATCCGCAGATGATCCAGCAGTTGATGCAGCAGACAGGTGGCATGAATGGTGGTGATATCACTGGCATCATGGCACAGTTGTCTAAGATGTCACCTGATGAAATGGCTGCAGCTATCTCACAGCTTACAGGTCAAGAGATCACGCCAGAACAATTAGCTGAATCTGCTACTGAGTGGATCGACGGTGCAGCAGACAAAGCTAGCGGTGTCAGTGGTGACGGCGGACCTACTGATGCTGCTGCGGAGGGTGAAGGTGGACCTGATCAACCTGCACAGCCCACGGGTTCTGCACCCTCCGCCCCCGATGAAGCTGAAGTAGCTGGTGATCCTGATGCTGAGTATGAAGGCATGGAAGCACAGGCTGCTGCATCACCTGAAGACGTAGCACAAGCACAAGCACCAGGCCCCGGTAGTGGTGCTGGTGGTATGCCTACAGCGCAAGACTTAGCTGCTGCACAACAGATCATTGCAGGTAGACAAGGTGGAGGTGGTGCTATGCCGCGTGGTGGGATGCCTGCTGGTGTGCCGACTGGTGGTATGGATGCAGCTATCAGTGCATCAATGGGTGGTGATATACCCGGTGGACCGAAGATGCGCGCACCTAATGTAGGTGGTCCTAACATGCGTGGGCCTGCGTCACCTTCAGCTACACCTAAGGCTAGCGGTGGTAACAAGGACATGATCAGGCAGATGTACAGAGACGCCGCTGCGAAGGAGCGTGGTGTAGCACAGACGGGTGTCAAGCGTGGACCGCGTACACGATGACTGATCTACCCTTAGCCAATGGACTTATCATTGATACTAAGACAGGTCAGGCGATACTCCCTAACACGTCACCCGATAGCGTCATACAACAGCAGACAGCAAAGACGAAGCAGACGAGCGAGGCTACTGTTGTACGAGGTCGTGACCGCAACAATCGTGCTATTCGCCGTGGTCTTATTGATCTGCCTGCTGACACTAAAGCAGTGACTACCGCTGGCGTTGTGTGGTTGTACTACAACCTAGGTATCAATGACGCTGAGATAGCTGAAGCTACAGGTCTGAAGATCAGTCAAGTTGACATGATCAAGGGCTTACAGTTGTTCGGTCAGCTTGACATACTACTACGCGACAATCTTGCAGCACTGACTAGTGACAATGTGCAGAAGCGCATTGATGCTATGAGTGGTGGCGCATTGGATAAGCTTGAGGACTTGTTAGAGGATGAGGAGACTAGACCTGCTACTAAGGCTCGCATAGCAATGAACATGCTAGATCGTGGTGGCTTTAGTCCTAAGCAGGTAATGGAACATCGTCACTCGTTAGAAGGTGGTCTGATCATTCGTCACATACGTGAGATCGCACAGCCTAAGCATATGCCTACAATCGACGTGACACCAATCAAAGGAGACAAGTGATGGCACGTGTACCTAACAAGGACGGGCAAGGCATCATCGCCAACGGCTTCTATGGTGTAGTTGATCCTAGCTACGATGCACCTACTGTGTTCGCTAGCGGTGTACCTAACACTGCAGGCTACGTCAGTGAGATGCGCGTAGACACTGCGACAGGTTCGATCTACCGCTACCTCGGTGGTGCAGCTACCAACTGGGCAGAGACGAACATACGCTAATGGCACGTGCACGCAGAGTAGATGTAGCTGAACGACCTGAGTTGCTACTCAAAGAGGGTAGCTTGCAGGATCGCTTCTTACACTCGCGTGCTAAAGTACAAGTGTATGGTGGAGGGTTTGGCAATGGTAAGACTACTGCTGCTGTTATCAAAGCACTACAACTCGCTGATCAGTATCCTGGCTCAGTCGGCCTCATATCACGTAGTACCTATCCGAAGCTCAACGACACTATACGCAAGGAGTTTCAGAAATGGTGTCCGCCGACGTGGATCGTTTCTTTCGCAGTTGGACAGAATGGGGACAATATATGTCACCTGAAGAACGGTACGACTATCTACTTCAGGTATATCGCACAACAGGGGACAAAGACAGAGAGCAGCTCCTCAAACTTATTAAGCGCGACCTTCGACTGGGTGATAGTGGATCAAGTTGAAGATCCTGAGATCACACACAAGGACTTCCTCGACTTGTTCGGTCGTCTACGTGGCCGTGCTAGGTATGTAGGCGACGACGCGACTATGCCTGTGACAGGTCCACGCTGGATGATGTTGACATGTAATCCAACTGGCAACTGGGTGTATACTAAGTTAGTCAGACCACTCGCGCAGTATAAGACTACAGGCATGATCACAGACGACTTGATCTGTATGCGTGACGTTGATCGCAAGCCTGTGTTGTATGATGACAAGCCGCAGTTGTTGATTGAAGTGATAGAGGGTAGCACATATGAACTCCGACACGTCCACGAAGCTGAAGGAGGCGATTTCATCCAGACACTGGAGACGATGTATCAGGGTCAACAACGGGACCGTTTCCTCCTTGGCAAGTGGGTGGCTTATGAAGGACTCGTATATCCGCAATACGACGCATCGGTGCATCTACTGCAAGAAGGGAACATACATTCTCTGTTTGATGGCTACGTTGAGACACATTATCAACCAAATTGGATCGAGGCGTATGACTATGGACAAGCACAAGCCTCCTGCTACATCCTAGCATTCGTAACACCAGAGTCGCATGTCATCATATGCGATGGCTTCTACAAGAAAGAGATGCCGCTTGATGAGCAGATAGCAGGTATACGGCGTATACGTAAGGAGTGGATGTTTGAAGCTGATGAGATGCACAAGATACAAGCTGACCCTAGCATCTTCGGTCGTAAGACAATCAGCAAGCGCACTGTAGGTAGAACAGTCGCTGACATGTTCAAGGAAGACAACATCCTGATGAAGCGTGGTAACAATGATGTCAACAATGGCATTGTTAAGGTTGGCAGCTATCTCAACATCAATCACACACTGCTTCATCCCATCAAGCGTGTTGCAGGATCACCTCGCTTATTTATCAACG